CGTGAGTATTACATATCGTAAGAACAACTAGGCGTTGCTCATTTGGCGATAATCCCTCAAGGTTTTTCTGGATAGCATCAAGTTGTTCTTTCGTTATTTCATTAGTCATTGTTAGTCTCCTTTTGTTGTTTGCGATAACCCTAGCATAACACTAGAATCTGATCTTGTCAACAGTTGTCTACACTTTTTTATATATTTCTCAAATTCTTTTTTATCCAACATAACTTCCATATCAACATCTAATAATCTACTGAATTCAATCAAGGCTTTAGATGATAGTTTACGGTGTTTATTTAGTATTAAACTTATACCCTGCCTACTATAGCACGACATTTCGGCGAATCTACTAATGTTAGCGAACTTAATGTATATCAAATAGCGTAATCTCTCTGGTGCATCTATTGGTGATGTATCCATCATATTTTTAACTCCTAAATGTTCAATATCTATACTCTAACCTATTGTGGTTTATTTGTCAACATTTGACACAAATAATATTGACAGCTCTACTATGGCGTGTTAACCTTAGGCTTGACAGCTAATTTATAGCGTGTTTACCTAGAGTTAATACAATAATAAAAAGGGAGACGATATGTTTGATGAAATACAACTATTATATCTTGTTCATGTAAAGGACGAAGACTACCGATATTATGACTCATTAGAAAGTGCAGCAAAAGACCTGAGGAAGCATAACGATTCTAACTATATAGAATGCGTTATGTTGAATTTAGCAGAAGCATGCGACCTTAAATGCATCATGACTGGTGGTCAAGTAGATCTAGAAAATTACGATGATGGGTTAGATATTGAGATACAGCATTTACAACAAATACCGTGTAATGAAGAAGAATATACATACGGTATATATATGGATAATGAAATTAGAGCAGCAAGAGAGGAGTTTTAATAATGGCTAAAATCATACATGATAAGATAGAGCAAGGTACGCCTGAATGGCATGCTTTAAGATGTGGGCGTCTAACTGCAAGTAATATAGGCGATATCCTAACACCGTCTAAATTAGAAATGGGGTATGGTGCTAGAACACAAGCCCTAATTAACGCTGCTGAACGTATTAAGGGAGTGCAAGAGGATAGTTACGTATCTGCTGATATGGAGCGGGGTAATGAGTTAGAAAGTGAAGCTATATATTTGTACAATCAGCACTTTAATAAAACAAATAGCGTTGGATTTGTTCAGAATGATAGTTTTGGTTTTCAGTTTGGTGCTTCACCTGATGGATTAATTGTGGGTAGTAATGGTGGTGTTGAGGTTAAATGTCCGCAAGCCAAGGGACTACTGGAGGTGTTAGTTGACGGCAAAATCAACGGTAAATACATGCTCCAAATGCAGGGTAATATGCTAGCTGCTGAACTGGAATACATGGATTTTGTAGCCTTTAATGAGGGTATGAAATTTAAACCTATTAGGGTTGACCGTAATGAAGAAACAATTGCTAAGATTATTCTAGCAGGACGACAGTTCGAAGAAATGGTTAATAATATAGTTGCGAAATATAATTCAACTGACGGTATAGAAACTACAATAGCAACAGAATGTAAGGAGATAATATAATGGATATAAGAGAAGCTTTAAAACCGAAAAGTGATCAGTTAAATGCAGATGCTTTAATCTGTGGGGCTACAAAAATAATAACAATCACTAATTTTGATATGAATATTGGTGTAGATCAACCTATTAGTATTTTCTTTGAGGGTGATAATGGTAAACCATGGAAACCGTGTAAAAGTATGGGGCGTGTTATGCTTACATTATGGGGGTATGATATGAATAATTATATTGGACGTTCTATCGAGTTATATCGTGATGCTAGTGTGCGTTTCCGTGCTGATTTAGTTGGTGGGTTACGTATTAAGGCTATGAGTCATATTAATAAGCGTGAGGTTTTATCTTTAACTGCTGGTCGTGGTAGAAAAGCTATATTTACAATCGAGCCGTTGCAGATGAAGAAACCTAAACCAGTAGAACTATCTATTGAAGAAAAGGTTGAAAAAGCTATTGCTTGGTTAAATGGTGATAAAGTTACGGACAAGGGTATAAAGCAATGTTTAGATACTTTAGATACTTTAGATGGCGAGCTGTACGAAAAGTTAAATACTGCATTGACCCCACACACTGCACAACCCGAACTTGAGAAAGTGGTGATTATCGAAACACTAAATCAAGAAACTGGCGAGGTAATAGAGACTAGGACTCCTGAAGAGATCTGGAGTGCATCGGGTGTGGGTAATGATCATGTTGATAGGTTAGGGGTGTAAATAATATGCTTCAGCTAGCTGAGGCATATAACCACTAGAGATAATACAAAATAAGGTTAGTTATGAAAATTCTTAATTTATATGCGGGTATTGGTGGTAATCGTAAGTCATGGGGTGATGAACATGATGTTACTGCGGTTGAATATGATGAAAGTATTGCTAGAATATATAGTGATTACTTCCCTAATGATAAAATGGTTATTGGTGATGCCCATGATTACTTGATAAATAATTATATGCATTTCGATTTTATATGGAGTTCTCCACCATGCCCCACGCATAGCAGGGCTAGGCACGCAATAGCTGTATCGGGCGTAAAAGACGATATGTTACCAGTTTATACTAATATGTCGTTGTATCAAGAAATATTATTATTACAATATTATTCTAATGGTGGTCATTGTGTGGAAAATGTCAAGCCATACTATGAACCATTAATACCAGCACAAGAACGAGACAGGCATTTATTTTGGGCTAATTTTTATATTAGGGACTACAGCCATTCAATAGCTAAACACAATATGAAAATCACGGAATCTGCAAAGATTATGGGGTATGATTTATCTAGTTATAAAAATATTGATTGCAGGAGAATTTTGCGGAACTGCGTATTACCGGAAGTTGGTCGTTATATATTAGATTGCTACATTAACCAAACCCCGGACTTGTTTAAGTTTTCTTAAAAACAAGCCCCCCCAACATAATATTACAAACAATAACAGGTGGTTAGAGGGCTTGAGGGGTAGTTATTTCACCAAGGGTGACCTAACATAACATAGTACACAAACACAATAACATACTACTACACGTTAATATATCTACTGTACACTATTCGGTTAATAAAAGCAATTAATAAAAGCAATATAATAGGTTAGATATGACTGATGAAGAGCAAGGCTGGATGGGGATTCATAGGAAAATAATGGATAATCCCATGTGGTTATCAGAACCATTCACAAAAAGCCAAGCTTGGGTTGAGTTATTATTACTTGCTCGACACTGCGAAAAACCAAGAGAATTTTACATAAGAAATAACCTAGTTATTGTGGAAAAAGGTGAGGTCGCACGTTCAGAAGAGACATTATGTAAAAGATGGAAATGGTCACGGACAAAATTGAAAAATTTTATAAAATTGCTAGAAAGCAGACAACAGATTAAAATTATAAAAACCGGCGTTATCAATAAGATAGCTATAGTAAACTATAGTCAATACCGAGGAAAAGAACGACAGGAAGACGACAGGAAGACGACAGGAGAACGACAGGAAGACATAAACAATACTGTTAAGACTGTTAAGAAGAAAAAAATTAAAAATAAAAAAAAATCCTCGTTAAGGGTGGAGCAAGAATCAACAGGATTGACAAATTGCCAGCAAATCATTTCAACGAAAACATTTCAAAACGTACACAATCAAATTTTACGTGAAGTTGGTGAAAGGGATTATAAATTATGGTTTAAGAATTCTGCAATTGTGGAGTTCAACGAGGAAGAAAAGACAATAATCAACGTTGAACCAAAATTATTCGAAGCAAAATGGATAAATGAGAATTTTGCTTGTAGAATTGCCTCACGTTTCGGTAGGGGGTGGAGTTTTAAGACTTTCTTTGGTGATTCAACAGCCTGAGAGGCGTATAATAACAGGTAATTATAATTTTATGTAGTATGGTGTAGCTAGGGATAAATACAGCAAGGAAAACATGTTTAAAAGAGGAATTAATAATATGAAAGAGGTTTTAAAATGAATTATGATAATTCAGATTTTTTTGATTGGGCTAGGAGGCAATGTCGCGAAGAAAGCGAACCTAAAGAAACCAATTTGTCAGCAATGGTACGAAAAGAGCTTGAAGCTAACATAAAAAATAGTTTCCGTAATGGTGAGTTTGATAATTTAATAATTGAGATTCTTGGAGAAAAGATCGAAGAAAAAGTTGTCAAAATACTAGAAAAGAAAGGTATACAGAGACCATAACCCGAAAGAAAACCCTAAATTATTAGTTTTGGGCATAGTTTTATAAAGATAACACTTGCAACCTAAGATTTATCATGCTACAGTTGAATTACGCAAATATAAAAAAGGAATGCAATGACTAAATCAATAGAACAAATGACAGATAAAGAAATCATGCTTTCACAAAAATTAGCGAAAACAGAAACTAAAAAACTTATGGAGCAGATCGAAAAAGAAATAAGGAGATCCATAAACGATCACATAGATTTATATGATAAACATATTAAAAAAGCTCGAACTCAACATAAAATAATAACTCGGAAGAAAAAAGAACTTGATTCATTAGAAGCCCAAAAGGAGAACAAAGATGACAAGTAAAGAACAATTAATTATAACTATTAAAGATAGAATAGCAAAGATTGAAGCTGCTAATTATGAGGGTAATTCTAGATTTTATGCTCATGATATAGAAAAAACAGCTTATATATTAGCTGATAGGTTAGGTTTATGGGATTATATAGAACAACCACCAAAGGAGAACTATGTACAAGACCAGCAAGCTCGCATCGAGGAGCTAGAGGAAATAGAGGATAGATTCAAAATATTCTTATGCCATCTAACCGATAATAGAATGTCAAGATCTAATTATACAGTGGATAGTATGTTAGAAGAAGTTAATATGTGCTTAGAATCGAAACAGGAGAACAAAGATGACTGATAAGACATTAGAGGAAAGAGTTAATTCTATCGATGAGATTATAGGTGATTATTGGAAATCACATGCTTGCCGAGGGAATATTCATTCAGTTGAGTACGCTAAGTTATCTAGAAAGTATTTACATAATTTATTACAAACAACCCAAGACCAGCAAGCCCGCATCGAGGAACTGGAGGAAATTATCACAGGCGGTGTGGTTGATCCGTTTGAATTAGAGAAACACTGCCCCAATGGTATAGAAGTTGAAAAGTTAAAAAAGGATCTACAAGCAATCCCGATGATTCGCATACCTAGTGCAAGGTATCAGGAATTAGTAGCACTAGAAAAACAACAGGAGTGGCAACCTATAGAAAACTTAGAGTTGGAGAAGTAAGCTGATTATGGAGTGTGGGGATTATGGGTAATGATTAGAAATGAGTACAGAGAGTTTCATTCTTACACTTTGTATTTACAGGACAATATTATTTTACGTGATTGTGGTCATGATTACTTTTTTGATTACGAGATTGAGGATTTCACCCACTGGATGCCACAACAAAAACCACAAAACCACCAAAAAGAGGACAAAGATGACTGAAAACCCAAAACAAACAACAACGTTCGACATCGAAATAGGAAATATAGTAGGTAATTTACGGCGTGCCAAAGGATTATCACGTGAACAATTAGCTACTCAAATCGGGGTCACTCATCAACAAATGCACAAATATGAAAAAGCACATAACCGTATTTCTGCTGGGAGGTTATACAAAATTGCCGAAGCATTAGAAACACCCATTGCGTATTTCTTTACGAGTGAAAAAACCTATAAACCCAATACCACAAAACGTATGCAGCTTGAGATAGCAAGATACATAGCGTCAATTGATAATCGAAAGATAATGAAAGGAATATCTGATCTATTGCGGGTTATTGAAAGAGAGGTTAAGTGATGTTTGGAAGTGGGAAACATATAACGATATTATATCACAAGCTAATAAAAAAGGATAAAAAAGATGAAGAATAGTCCGAAAATAATATTTTTAATATGTATGTTACTATTTATAACAACATCTAAATCTTATGCGGATGGTGGGTATCGATTTAATTTGGGTAGGGGGATGATAGCTGAGATAACACCTAAAACAAACCCGAATTATATATGTATTATATTTAAATCGGCTGATGGTGTTGCGATGGATTGTATTAAGAAAGCCACTAAAGGTAACTAAAATGAATAGAAACACACAAAGGGCAGTATCAAGGGTAGTGCAAGAACTACGAGTTAAAAAGAGATTAACTGCCCAACAACTAGCAAATCTTATGCAAAATACAACAACATATAGTAAAATATTACGCTACGAATCGGGCAAAGAAGAGATAACATTCATAATTATGCACGATCTGGCAAAGGCTTTAGGAGTACAACCGAAAGACCTATACCCACAAGAACAAATAATGGATAGAGATATCTACGGAAAAGAAGCACCGCAAAAACTTGAGCCAGTACACAATAACTATAATATTAATACAGTCAAAATAATGGTAACAAAAGAATTTGCAGCAGCTTGTAAAAAAGCAAGGTTAGAAATGGGCTTCACCGTAAACCAAGTAAAGAAAGATAGTAAATTTGCACACGAAACTATATTAAAATCAGAAAGATTTGCTAGTAGAATAACAGAAGAAACTAAAAAGAAATTCATTAAATATTATGGACTTGATACATCTTTGCATATATAGTATATTATCAATATTATAGGTGAGAGGTTACCTATATTGGCGGGGGTATTTCTAAGCGATACCCCTACTTATTTGATTAAATTGCTATTATGTAGTATAATTAAGAAAATCAATATAAAAAACCTATGACAGAAAAACAAAAATTAACTCCTAAACAAGCAAAATTCGTTGAGGAATACCTTGTTGATCTATGTGCTAAAGATGCCGCAATAAAGGCTGGATATAGTAAAAAGACAGCACATGTCATAGGTCCAGAAAACCTTGCTAAACCTGCAATTGCAGCCGCTATCAAAGAATTACGTGATAAACAATCAGAAAAAACAGGTTTAACTATTGAGTTATTAGATAGGGAACTCTTAGAAATGCTTAAAACTTGTAAATCAATACCAGTTGACATTGATGGTATTGAAGTGGGTAAAAAATACGAACACAATGGCGTTGGTAAAGCATTAGATATGATTGGTAAAAGATTAAATGCTTTTACTCATACAGTAGATCTTAAAAACACTGATGGAAGCTTACAAATATTAAATAATGCAAAATCAAAACTCATTGGCACAGAGATTCCAGAATCTACCGATTGAAGATAAGTTAGAAAGATTATCGCAATTAACAGACAATGAAATCATATTACTATCAACCGACTGGGATTGGTGGAGTAGACCAGCACAGCGATTACCAGAAGGTGATTGGATTGACTGGTTAATCCTTGCGGGTCGTGGTTTTGGTAAGACTAGAACAGGTGCAGAAACAATACGAGAATGGGCTAAGACAAATAATTATATTAATTTAATGGGTGCAACTTCAAGTGATGCACGTGATATTATGATTGAGGGGGAAAGTGGTATCCTTGCTATATGCTCAAAAGATGAAAGACCTATCTACCAAGCTCATAAAAGTAAGTTAGTATGGCCCAATGGGAATGTTAGTTTAATATTTAGTGCTGATGCACCAGAGCGATTACGTGGTAAGCAGCATAGTAAATTATGGTTAGACGAAATTGCATCTTGGCGTTATCCAGATTCATACGATCAAGCAATGTTCGGGCTGCGATTAGGAAATAAGCCACAGTCAGTCATAACAACAACGCCACGCCCTATTAAGATAGTTAAACAACTATTGGCTGATGATACAACTTATACTACACGAGGAAGTACATACGACAATAAAGACAACCTTGCTGATGCGTTCATTAAAAAGATTATCAATAAATATGAAGGAACTCGATTAGGCAGACAAGAATTATATGCAGAAGTATTACTTGATAACCCCGCCGCATTATGGCAACGTGATGTTATTGAATTGCTACGAGTTAAGAAACACCCTGAATTAAAACGCATAGTTGTGGCGATTGATCCTGCGGTAACCTCTAAGGAGGGCAGTGATGAAACTGGTGTTATTGTGTGCGGATTAGGTAGCGATAACCAAGGTTATATATTAGATGATAAAACAATAAAGTCATCACCTGATGAATGGGCTACCGTTGCAGTTAATTTATATCACCAGTATCAAGCGGATAGAATTATTGGTGAGGTTAATAACGGTGGTGATATGATTGAAACTATTCTTAGAACTAAAGATAAGAATATAGCATATACAGGCGTAAGAGCTACAAAAGGTAAGTATACAAGGGCTGAACCTATTAGTGCATTATACGAACAAAGCAAAGTGCATCATGTGGGTATGTTTCCAGAATTAGAAGACCAAATGTGTGAGTGGAATCCGCAACAGGACAAGAAGTCGCCAGATAGGCTTGATGCTTTAGTATGGGGATTAACTCACCTCATGACTAAAGATATATTAGTACCACGCATACGAAGCCTTTGATTTACTTGCAAAATTACCAATAAAATATTATAATAACATTAATAATAACAATCTAGGATAATATCAATGTTTCCATGGTTCAAGAAAAAACAACCTCCACTCAAGGAAGTAAAGTCCGCATCATATAAAACTTATGTGATGAACTCAAATACTGCCATCTTTACAGGTCGGGACTATGAGAGTCTATCTCGTGAGGGGTATAAACAAAATGCTGTAGCTTATCAGTGTATTAATATGATTGCCACTGGCGTTGCTTATATTGATTTGAAAGTGTTCGATGGAGATACAGAATTAACAAAAAGCCCATTGATTGATTTGTTAAATAATCCAAACCCCAATCAGTCGGGTGCAGAATTTTTTCAATCTGTTATTAGTTACAAATTAATAGCGGGTAATAGTTTTATTGAAAAATCATACTATTCAGATATAGACAGTACAACAATACCTTATTCAAGTGAACCACCTACGACCCTAATATCACTTACACCCCAATATATGGAAATGAAAACTAATAAAAGGGGCTTTATAAATCAATATGAGTTTGGAAGCAGTAATAAAATTGTCTGGTTGGTCGATGATGGCAAGCGTAAAATTTCAGATATAGGTAAAAGTAATATTATCCATATTAAGACATTTAATCCGTTGCATATTTATGATGGGTTATCATCATTAGAGCCAGCCGCATTTTCTATTGATCAGCATAACGAGGCTGGAAAATGGAATCTATCATTACTGCAAAACAGTGCTAGACCATCTGGAGTATTGCAACTAAAAATAAATGAAAATTCACCGACTACATTAGGAGACGAAGCGTATAACCGCCTAAAGGCTGATCTAGATGATCAATATAGCGGCTCTAGCAATTCAGGCAAGCCAATGCTATTAGAGGGTGGGTTGGAATGGAGAGAGATGTCAATGTCACCTCGTGATATGGATTTCTTAGAGGCTAAGAACTCGAGTGCTAGAGATATAGCGTTAGCGTTTGGCGTTCCAGCTATGTTGTTAGGTATCAAAGGCGATAACAAGTATAATAGCGTCAAGGAAGCAACACAAGATTTATGGGAGCGTACAATACTACCAACCATTGATAACTTGCTCGATACATTAAATAGCGAACTGTCACCCTTATATGGTGATGACATCAGGATTGCTTATGATGTAGAATCAATAGAGGCTTTATCATCTAGGCGAGCTATTAAAGCACAAAGCCTAAATGATCTAAATTTCCTTACAATCAACGAAAAAAGAACCGCCCTAGGCTATGAAACACTACCAGATGGTGATGTTATCCTTAATAATACCCCACCAAGTGAAAAAAACGTGACAAAACAAAGATATACTGATATACTATGTAAAGATGGCTACGACATTAAGCAAGCAAAAATAATGGCAAATCTTGCGTATGGTGATTAATCTTAAAGAAAACGAAAAGGAAAAAGAAAAGGCTACACATACCCGATTACTGATGGAATTGGAGAATATAGCCGAACCTATAATATTTTTGTTACTAAGTGAAATCGCTAATGATGCTGCTGATGAATACGCCATTAACCAAAACATCTCTAATGTTAATTTGATTACGATTAAACATCAAATGAAATTAGCAAAAGAGCTAGCCAATATATACAAAACCTCAACCGATATATTTTCTGGTCGTGTATTTGAATCGATTAGGAAAAAAGATAATGATTTGCAATTAGAAACTAAAGACGCTGAGTTGTCTTATGAGATTCTAATTAATCAGTGGATAGAAGAAAATGCTTTCGAGCAAGCACAATTAATAAGTGATACCACCCGCAAGGATTTAGTAGCATTAATTGTGAGAGCCAAACAAGAGGATTTAACTACTGATTTGATTGCAAAACTTATTAGAGATAAGCTCGGCAACCAAATAGCAAGAAGTAGGGCTATGACAATAGCAAGAACCGAAATACATAATGCCGCTACATTCGCTAGTTTAAAAGCTAGTGAGGCTCTAAATAATGAGTTGGATTTGGGTATGAAAAAGATATGGCTTGCTATAGATGATTCAAGAACTCGACCAGACCACGCAAGGGTAGATGATGAAGCAGTAGATATAGACGGCTTTTTTATTGTTGGTGGTAAACAAATGACAAGACCCAGCGATCCAAACGGTGGGGCTTCACAAGTTATTAATTGCCGGTGTGCTTTAGGTTATGAAACAAAGGAATTAGATTAATGACGAATCACATAATCAAATCATATAAATTCGACTTTAATATTAAAGAAGAGGACAATAGTAAAACTTTCGAGGGTTTTGCTTCCACATTCGGTAATATTGATAGTGATGAAGACATTATTGTTAAAGGTGCTTATACTAAAAGTATAAAGACTAGAAATCCTAAGATGTTATATCAACATGATACACGCAAAGTAATCGGTATCTATGAGGACGTTAAGGAAACAAAAGACGGTTTAGTAGTTAAAGGTAGATTTGCAGATACACCGCTCGGTAATGAAGTATGGACACTTGCAAAAATGGGGGCAATTGATTCTATGTCCGTTGGTTTTATTCCGGTAGATGTTGAATACGACCATAAAACAAATGTACGCACAATCAAGAAGTTAGATTTATTTGAAATAAGTCTTGTTACATTCCCCGCAAATGATCAAGCATTAATTACAAGCGTTAAATCTGCTGATAAAATAACCAACATAAGAGATTTCGAGAGATTCCTACGAGATGTAGGTTATAGCCTGAAATTAGCTAAAACGATAGCTAGTAAAGGTTATCAAGCAATAAACGATGAGCAACGAGATGTTGAATCAGATGTTATTGAAGCATTAAAAAGTAATATTAATCAATTTAAAAAATAGGTTCATCATGAGTAATGAAGAAATGTTAAAATTATTAAAAGATCAGGGCGAAAAGCAGTCCGTTTATATGCAAAAACAAGAGGAAATGAAAACCACTATCGGTTCAAATGATACTTTTGTGCAAAACCAATTTAAAGAAATTTCAGAAAAATTTGCAAATTCCAGTGCTGATATTCAAGATCTGAAACGAGCTATGTCCGCAAAGTCTAGGTTTGGAGATGATGAGAATCAATCGAACGAACATTATCCTGCTTTCATAAGAATCCTGAGAAAAGGCGGTTCATTATCAGATATAGAGAAGAAAGCGTTATCTGTGAATGGAGATCCTGACGGTGGCTACACAGTAACACCAGAAATGAGTTCAACTATTAGCAAGATATTCTTTGAAACTTCTGCGATTAGAGAAATAGCGTCTATTCAGGCTATTAGCACCGATTCATTTGATATACAAAATGACGATAATAAAGCAGACAGCGGGGGATGGGTTGGTGAAGAGGGTGCTGTTACTGAAACTGATACACCTCAAATTGGTAAGTACAACATACCCGTACATGAGCAATTTGCACAGCCAAAGGCTACGCAAAAAATCCTTGATGATTCAGCAATTGATATTGAGGCTTGGTTAGCTGAAAAAATTGCTGATGAACTTGGTAGAAGAGAGAATACGGCGTTTGTATCTGGTGACGGTAATGCGAAACCTAGGGGCTTTACTGATTATCCAGCGTGGGCAGTCAATACAACGGATACTACTCGTGGTGTTTATGAGCGTGGTAAACTAGAAACTATTAATTCAGGTACCGCGGGTAAGTTAAGTTCTGATGCTTTAATCTTATTGCAAAACTCATTATTAGAGGGTTATCAACTTAACGCTAAATGGTTAATGAACCGTCACACTTTAGGTCAATTGTTACAATTAAAAAATGGTAATTCTGATTACAGGCTTTTGGCATCGCTTGTAACTAACTCAACTACAGGCGAACAAATGCTATTGGGTAGACCTATTGTTTTTGCCGATGATATGCCAGTTGTTGCATCTGCTGCCTTATCGGTTGCTTATGGTGACTTTAAGAAAGGTTATCAAATTGTTGATAGAATGGGTATACGTATTACACGTGATCCATACACGGAAAAACCATATATTAAATTCTACACTACTAAACGTGCTGGTGGCGGAGTGAAGAACTTTCAAGCAATTAAGCTATTAAAACTTTCTGTATAATAAGGAGTATTAAAAATGCCAAATAGAGAGCAAAAGAACAACTTACATGATGTAATAGCACTAAATGTCCAAGCTATTACAAGTGACACAACAACAACAGGCGGCGAGATTGATACGCAGGGTTATGATTCTATAACCTTTGTAGCGATTGCGGGGACTTTAACAGACGGTACTTATACACCGCTTATTACGGAATCTGCAACAACTGGTGGTTCTTTTACTGCCGTTGCTGATAAGGATTTAACTAATACAGAAGCTAACACGGTGTTAACTGTAAGTAACACGAGCAAAACTATCGGCTATACTGGTAGTTTACGTTTCTTAAAGTTCGCCTTTGTTTCAACTTCTACAAGTTCGGGCGGTACTTTGGGTGTAGAGGCTATTTTAGCGAATGCAAACGTTTTACCAGTTCCTGGTAACTAAAGATTAATTGGGGTGGTTTAATCGCCACTCCAATACTAACAAGGATATATTATGTACGTAGAAATTTTAAAAGACATAAACGGATATGAGAACAATATCTTTAAATCATATAAGCAAGGTGATTGTGTAGAGATTAACGCAGAGCTAGCGAAAGATTTTAAGTCATTACTTGCAATTAAAGAGATCAAACCAAAGATTAAACAATTGAATCCTGTTATTGAAAACAAGATGATTAATCCTGTTATTGAGAATAAAACAATTAAACGAACTAAAAAACAAACTAAAAAGGCTAAGTAATGAATTATATCAAAATCTTACAAAATCATAGAGATTATAAAGAAAATGACATTCTAGCCGTAAAAGATAAAATTACACCATCTATTGTAGGAGCGTTAATTCATGCGGGATTTGCTGAATTTACAGAAAAGCCGGCAGTAGATGTAACTATAGATATTAAAAAATCAACAAAAAAGAAAGGTAATTAATATGGGTGATTATATAGACGGTACTAACCGTAATCGTAGTGGTGGTGCTATTACAGATATTGGTGGAAGTGTAGATGTCTTGAGCGGTGGGGATATAGCCGTAAAGAGTGGTGGTGTAATTAATGTGGAATCTGGGGCTATTGTAACTGTAGAGAATGGCGGCAGTCTGATATTAGATTCCGGATCTACACTAACTAATAATTCCTCACCAATTACCACGCAGAATATAGGTACGGCGAATGCTGGCACGGCTGCGATTGAGTATGGCGATGCTTTCTGGCATAGAACAGAATTACAAGTTAATACTACATTGCCAGCAATTGCGGGTGGTGCTGATCTGGCAGTGGGTAAATTACTATATACTTTACCAGCCGGTGAGATTATTATTGATTCTGCTAAGTATTCACTAAAGATTACACAAACTCAAGGTAATATCAACGCTGATACGCCAGATGGTGGGATTGGAACTACTATAGCATCTGGTGTAGTTGCAGTGTTAGGTGGTACGGCTGCATTCGAGAACGTTATAACAGGGCAGCCGTTTGATGATTGTAATGGTACTGTTGAATTAATAACCGCTCCACCAACTGCGGGCATTCCCTTAGTAATTGCAACAGCTGATAATCATACAATATACTTTAATGTTGCTGATGGTTGGGCTGCTTCTGGTGATACGGCTGCTACATTGATCGGTACAGTTATATTGTGGTGGAGATCTTAATAATAGGGGTTAAATCATGGCTAATAAGTCAAGTTACGATGATTTTAGAGATACAACTAATGCGGTGACTATTGCAATTAGTACAACTCAATCGGGGGCAATAGACACGCAGGGCATGGTATTAAAAGGCGTTAATATGCCCGCTGTTTTTACTGGTACTGAGTTAAATTTCCAAAGCAGTACTACTTTAGGCGGTGTTTATACAACTATCCAGAATGACGCTGGTCAAGTGTTTACTTGCACTAGTGTTGCTGCTAGCATTAATATTCGCTGGGCAGATGTAGACTTTACTGGTGATCGATTTATTAAGATTACTAGTAATGCTACAGAGGCACAAGAAAGTATTATAACATGTATATTGGTGGGTAAATAGTGGGACTAATCAATCACGACCGTATAGGGGAAAATGCCATTTGGGTTGAAAATGTTGGTCATTTTGGTACACCCGATGTTACTGTATCTAGTATAAGTTTGAATTTTAATGATTAGATAGTGAAATAGACGATAATATGATTACAACTAAACGATTCAGATTAAATTTAGTTACCGCACCAGCTACCGAGCCGGTTACTTTAGCGGAGGTTAAAGCACATCTGAAAATAGATGGTACTGATGAAGACACATTATTAACAACATTAATTACGGTTGCTCGGCAAGCAGTGGAGGACTATACAGGGCGTGCGTTGATCACTCAAACTTGGCAGGTGTTCTATGATAGATTTCCTGATGTATATTATGATAACTGTAGAATATCTGAGAGCGGAGATAGACCGTATAATTATTACCAAGACTATGGAAAAGCAAGACAAATAGATATTAAGAAGCCACCGTTGCTATCTATTACGCATATTAAAACGTATGCAAATGATGATACTGCAACAATATTTAGTGCTAGTAGTTATCAAGTATCTACATATAGTGGGGTAGCTCCTACTTATGGACGTGTAACTCTAAAAGATGGCGTTAGCTTTCCATATTTTACAAGAAATTCTGACGGTATAGAAATTCAGTTCGTGGCTGGTTATGGTGCTGCTTCTGATGTCCCTGATCAGTTGAAACAAGCTATATTGACATTGATTGCATTTATCTATGAAAATAGAGGTGATTGCGGGACTTGTGATGCTGGTATAGTGAGTATGCCGAATATTGTTTTATTAATGCTACAGCCTTTTAAGATGATGAAGTTATGACAAAGTGTTGTGAATATAAAATAGGCGATTTTAAAAGTAAAGTAACTGTGCAACGTCTAACGCACGGGGCAACGGCTGCGGGTTGGGACAATACTACAGTGGCGACTTATGCGGAATTATGGGCAATGGTAAAGCCCCTTAGTTCACGTGAAAAGTTGGACGCAATGCAGTTAGCTTTTAAGACAACACATAAGATTATAGTTAGATATTCCACTGCAAATATTGCAATAACTACAAAAGATAGAATTAAATACGGTACTAGATATTTTAATATACAGGGTATTTTCAATATTAATGAGGAAAGTCAATATATACAGATCAATGCTCAAGAGAGTGCGGAGGCTGCAACGTGAAAAGTGAAGTAACCGGCGGTAAATCCATAATGACTAAACTACGCAAGATTGCCCGTGAAGACCGTAAGTTGCTTGAAAAAACTGTTACAGTATTAGCGTTAGAATATGAAACAAAACTTAAAAGGGAAATTAATACAGGTTCTAGGAGTGGTATAGTTTACAAACGGAAAACCGTTACACATCAATCATCTGCCGCCGGTGAAGCCCCGAAAAGCGATACTGGACAGTTAGTTAATAGTATTAATACCAGACGTGTTGATGATGGGTTGGGTGCTGATGTTTTTAGTAGGTTAGATTATGCTAGTTTCTTAGAGTTCGGAACTAGTAAAATGGGTGCAAGACCGGCGTGGGTTCCTGTTTTTCATAGCATGAAGCCAAAAATAAGCAAATCAATTGCAAAGGCAGTAGCTAGAGTAATAGAGGATAATAAAAAGAAATGACAGGTTATGCAGGCGAAGAATTACAAGAGGCTATATATACCACATTAACTGGTGATGGTACTCTAATGGCTATGATTAATGCTGTATATGATGGAGTGCCGGACAATGCTACTTTTCCTTATATAAAAATAGGGGATTTTAACGCAACACCTTTTGACGATAAAACTACTGATGGAGCGGATACGTTAATAACATTACACGCATTCACTCAAGGTAGAGATAAAAAGTTACTACATGAGATAACAACAAGGGTAAACGTTTTACTACATGATGTTAATTTATCAGTAACTGGACAAACATTGATATTTCTAAGATGGGATTTTGGAAATATCTTTGAAGAGCGTACGGATAATATGACAACTTACCATGGTGTTATAAGATTCCGTGCTTTAACTAAAGAAGTTTAATTTAATTTAAGGTTATAAAAAATGGCGGCAGATAAAGGACGGGATCTGGTACTAAAGATCGAGGATAGTGCTGGTAGTACGACTTATACTACTATTGCTAATTTAACAACAGCATCAGTATCAATTAACAATCAGAGCGTAGATATTACTAATAAATCATCTAATGGTTGGAGAGAGTTACTAGAGAGTGCTGGAACTAAAACAGTAGATCTTTCTATTGCTGGAGTCTATACAGAAACAACACAACAAGAATTATTAAAAACCAATGCGACAACTGACGATATTTATAATTATCAGTTATTGTACGGTGCTTCTAATAATACATTAACTGGAGGATTCCAAGTTGCTAGTTTTGATATTTCTGGTGGTTTTGATGATGCACAAACTTTCACGGTTTCACTAGTTTCTAGTGGAACAATAACATACGCATAAGGAGTATATAACAATGGTAGCTTTAACAGTACAATCTTTACCACGAGCGGGTGCAGGACTTAATTTAACTACTAACTTAGAAACTGCGGCTGGCGGGGGTGATACATTCACATGGAGTAATACTACAGTACTCTATATCTTTGATGCTTCAACAGGTAGCCAAACAATAACAGCAACAAGTGCGGCAACCGCCGTTGGAACTCCTAAGGGAATTGCAGCCGTTGCGAATGCAGTAGCTACTAGTGTTTCTGGTGCATGGCAGGTACTAGATACCCGTGATGAAGCTTATAAAAACTCTAGTGGGCTTGTTGCATTGACTTATAGTGGCGTTACTACACTTAGTGTTCTTGCGGTTAAAATGGAGGTTATAGATTAGAATGGAAATTAAAAGATATATCGACATTGAAAATTTAGTTGACCCTAAGTTTAAGATTGAATGTGGGAGGCAAGTCGTTACTTTGTATGCTGGTTTCAAAGCTTATCAGTTAATTGAAGAAACTTACGATATGCACCCTGCGAATATTGCGGAAACTATATTTGATATGAAAACCAAAGAATTAGTAAAGCTAATAAGATGCTATATTGATTCTGCGGTTGATGATATTAAGGATGATTCTCTTGCCGAATGGATTGTTGAGGATTTCGGAGTTGACGAAGTAAGATCATTACTAGTTGAATTTACTTGTTTAACTTCCGTGCCTAAAAAAAAACGAGAAGAACGCCGCGAAAAAGTACTGGCGTTCATGACACTGGTAATGGAAGCACACCAGAAGAATCAAGACAGCCAGAAAAAAGTACTATCCGATTTCCTTTCAAAGAGTACAGAAAGTTCTGTTTAGGTGTTTTAAAATGGAGTCCTAGGGATTTCTGGGATTCCAACGTCTGGGAGGTTGCTGATGCAATGGAGGGTTTTACAGAGTTTTATCGTAATGATCTTGCTAGTCACGCAGCCTTTCATGGCGTTAAGTTACCCCAATATATATCTAAAGATGACATTATAGAAAAAGCCAATAGACTAGATGAGATTACGGCAGAAGAAGAGAAGCAAGGAAAGTCACTCAAGAATATTCTAAGAAAGATCAAGGATAAAACGTATCATGACAACAGTTGATGAATTAGTAATATCACTACGAGCAGATGACAGCCAGTATAATCGCACACTTAAAAAGGCTGGTGATACGCTCGACAAAACAACTAAAGGCATGGATAAAAGCCTTAAAACAGTTGATAGTGGTGTTGGTAAATTAAGTACTTCATTCAAGGCGTTAGGTGGTGTTATTGCTGGCTTGGGTATTGCTAGCGTTGGGCGTGAGATGATCAAGGCTGCAAGTGATATGCAGCAACTAAATGCTAGGCTTGTTGCAACAACTGGTAGTATTAAGGGGGCTGCTGATGCTATGCAGTTTCTACGTAAAGCATCAGCCGAACAATCAGTGGACTTACTCGACCTTGCAGATGGTTACAACCGTTTATTGCCTGCCGTAAAAAATGGAGCTATTTCACTCAGTGAAATGGAAAAGATACTTAAATTAGTAGGTGACAATATTAAGGCGTTCGGTTTAAATTCTGGTGAAGCTCAAGGATTATTCCTAGGGTTATCACAGACCTTGACGGCTGGAACGGTTACAACTGAGGATTTACGACAAGTTACTGACAGATTGCCCGGTAGTTTTTCTAAGGTTGCCTCAGCATTACGGCTAAAGAGTGGACAACTAAAAGACCTTATCGCAACCGGTAAAGTAACGGCACAAGATATATTACCCGCATTAACGCAAGCACTAGCAGAAAATGAGGGTGCTGCCGTAAGTATGTCAAATACTTATGAGTCAGCTATGGCTAAATTGAAAAACTCAACAAGAGATGCTTTTGCTGATGCCGCCCAAAATTCTGGCTTTTTAGATGAGGTTACGAAGAGTATTAACAGCCTTGCAGATGCTTTAAATGAACCAGAGTTTAAAAATGGACTACAATTATTAGGAAATACATTTGCACTCTTAATTAAAGCTGGGGAAATGGGAATTATCACCCTAGGTAAGATAAAAGAGGGTGCTGAGGTTCTAGGGGAGGAGTTCACGAATGCTGGTGTTAAGTTAGGTAACTGGCTAGGTATTATCGATGATGATTTCGCTAAGGCTTTTGACGAAGTTTACAACGAAAAGATCAATGAAGCTAAAACTAATACAAAAGAATTAACAAAGGAAACTGTAAAATCAACAAAGGAAACTGTAAAATCTTCTAAGGCAACCATAAAATTGAGCAAGAACCTACGCGGATTATTAGGAAATCAGAAGACAGCCATAACAGTATCAGCCGATTTACTAGAAAAACAACAATTTGAATACGACCTATTATTATTATCTGACAAACAAAGAGCTATAGAGGTTGCACGCCGGAAAGCTATTATTGCGGTAATGAAAGCAGAGAAATTAACTCGTGCGGAAGTGATCGAGCAATATAGTAATGAAATAGACAAGATCGGTGAATTAGCGGGCAAATCACAGGACTTAGCAGAATTAACCAAAGAGTCCGAAACTTTCGCAACTGAGTTACAGGGTGGTGTAAGTGAAGCACTGCAAGACGTTATTAAGAACTTTGACGATCTAGAGAGTGTTGGCAAGCGTGTATTTGATAACATAAAGAATGCAGCCATTAAGAACTTTGCTGATATTGCTGCACAACAGATAATGGGTTCAGGTGGTGGCGGTGCTGGCGGCGGCTTTAATATTTCGAGTCTTATTGGTGGTAGCGGTGGTGCTAGCGGCGGTGGTGGTGGTGGTTTTTTAAGTTCTATTGGTAGTGCTGGAATGGCGGGTGCATCAGCCAATCCAGTTGGTGCAGCTATAATTGCAGCACAGGTAGCCATGGGGCTTGGGTCGATGGCAGCCGATGCTTTGGGTGGAACTAAAGGTGCTAAAATCGGGGGCATGTTAGGTGGGCCGGTTGGTGCATTAATTGGTAGCTTGTTCGGACCGGGTACTGCAACGCAAGCATCGGAATTTGAAACATCTGGCGGCGTTTCTAACTTTGGCTCTAAGAATGCCGACCCGGCAATAGCTAAGAACCTATCAGGATTAATTAATAGTATGTTAGGTGGGGTAAGTGCTGCGGGTTTAGATTTAACAGGGCAGGACTTTAGGGGCGGCTTTAATACAAATCAGTTTGGTGGTGGCTTCTTACAGTCTGGAGACTTTACAGATAGATTTGATATTGAAGACCCGGAGGCGGTACAACAGAGTATAAATAAGTTAATCGAGCAATTAATCAAAACTGCTGACATTGCGGATAATGATGTTGCGGAGGCATTGCGGAATCTTAGTCTAGAGGGTAAAACTGCTGCACAAGTAATACGTGAAGTGGGGATTGCTACTGGTGCGTTAGCAGATGAATTTGATAAATCTCTAGAAGACGAAATATTAAAGATAACAGATGCACGAGCTTTTGAAACTAAACAAATAAAAGAACATACACAGGCTCTACGTGATG